ATTGGATTATAATCCATTAAAAGAAACTATACCAGTAGCGTTAAAAAGATTTTATCAAATAACAGATGGTAACTTTGCTAGTGAAGGATTTAGTCCTACATGGTATCCGCATTTATGGCGTATTAAATGTGAACCATTAGTTGATAGTGAAGAATTTAGTCAGATATTATCTGAACCAATTGATCAGGATAATTATCTTGGATTATGGGATGCTACTAGAACATATCCAGCTGGTTATACTATTACATTTGGTGATAAGAATTATCTATCTAAACAAGAAGTACCAATTGGTATCGTGCCTCCTAATACAGTATATTGGGAACTTGATCCTAATCAGAATCTTAAAGATATACTTGCTACATATAATAAAAATCTACAAATCAATAATGCTGTATTAGATGAAGCAAATAGATTAGTGCCTAAAGCAGGATATGATAGAAATAATTTATATATTGTTCCTACATATGGTGAATTTGAAACTAATACTGAATTATCAGGTAAATATAATCAACCCGCTCCTCCTATAAATGTTGTTGCTAATAATAATGGTGCGCCTGTTGTTGCAACGGGTGTCGTATCAATAGTTCGTAGTCCTGCTTATAAAAACGCAAGTCCTATATTACGTATATCAAGAGCCACTATACAAAGTATTTGGGATATGTCAGAAAACATATTGGTTGATCCTTTACAAGTTGCACAACAGATTAATTTAGAAACAGCCACAGTTGCTCCACTACTTATAGGCAATGGTTCAGGATCAGTTGAAGGTGAAATTGTATTAACAGCACTGCCAACAGGACCGATTACAGGACCATATGGTACTGCAGATAATACATATGCATTTGCCGATCAGAATCCTGTAGCACCAAACTTTACTGGTACAGAACCATATGGTCCAAATACTATGGACTATCGTGCAGATGCTGATCCAAGATTCCAATTCATTGCACGTAGTAGCCCAAGAAGTTTTGGCTATACTACAGGTTACTTAGATGGAACTGGCGAAGCACCAAATGGATTCCCAACAGGAGCAGGTATTGCTTTCCCACAAAATCCTCAAGTAGGTGCATATTTCTTACGTACAGATTATCTACCACAAATTCTCTATCGTTGGGATGGAAGAATATGGGTTCGTATATCTAAAAACGTCAGAACACCAACAGGATTCACTGAAACAGATTTGTCACAACAATCTACTTTCATAAATAACAGTAATGTTACAGTAACAACTGATGGTACAACGATACCACAGAAACAGGCTCTATCAACTATTTTGACAATAGCCCCAGATCCAATACCACCGGTAATATAATATGGCAGCTTTCTTTTACGATAATCAGGTACGCAGATTTCTAATTCAATTTGGGAAAATCTTTAGTAATTGGTATGTTACTAAAGGCAAAGATCCTGCAGGTAATGACATATTAGTTCGTGTGCCAGTAATGTATGGTGATAGTAGTCGTCAGGCTTCTACAATTATTGCTAATAATAGTGCAAGTAATTTGCCTAGTGCACCGCTAATGACTTATTATATTACTGGATTAGAATACGATCAACGTAGAACTCAAGACCCTACATTTATTGATAAAATTCAAGTACGCCAACGTAGCTATAATGCAGAAACACAAAGTTATGAAACTGTACAAGGACAGGCATTTACTATTGAAAGATTAATGCCAGTGCCATATACGTTACGTGTTAGTGTAGATTTGTGGACAACTAATTATAATCAAAAATTAGAATTGATTGAACAACTAGGCACACTATTCAATCCATCATTAGAAATACAATCTACTGATAACTTTATTGATTGGACTTCCCTATCAGTTGTTTACCAAGATGGCATAACATTTACTAGTCGCAGTATACCGCAAGGGTCAGGTAATCCTATTGACGTATTAAGTTGGAAATTCTATATGCCTATATGGATCAGCAATGCGGCTAAACTTAAAAAGATGGGTGTTATTGAAAAGATTATCGCAAGTATATTCTCTGGTTCGGCATTGGATGATATACAGAATGATGATTTATTGTTAGGCACTAGACAGAAGATTACACCATATGGATATAAGTTATTATTGATAGGTAATAGTTTACAATTATTGCCAGCTAATCAAGATTTTTATCCCAGTAATGAAGATTTAGATTTACCACCTAACCCTAATACAAGTTTATATTGGTCAAGTTTATTAAATGTATACGGAACACTTCGTCCTGGAATCAGTCAGATATGGTTACAGAATCCGTTTATGGATACTGAGATTGTGGGTACAATAGTTCCCGACCCAGTAGATGATAGATTATTGATATATGATATTGACCCAGATACCCTGCCTCAAAATACGTTGGATCCTGTAGACAGCGTGATTAACCCATTAGTCACAGGACCAAATGCAGGGTTACCTCCCGCAGAAAACGGAGTGAGATATCTTATTGTAGATAATATTGGACATGAGGGTGATACAACTATATCATGGGGTAATGTTGTAGCATATGCTAATGACATTATTGAATATGATAGTTCTATGGGAGAATGGTTTGTATCGTTTGATAGTGCTACTGCAACCACAGTAGAATATGTTACCAATTTAACGACCAGCATACAATATCGTTATGTAAATACCGACGATGCTTGGATGAAATCTTGGGAAGGCTGGTACGATCAGGGTAGTTATAGTATTGTAATCTAAATTACTTTGTGCTATAATGTATTAGCATATGAATAATATCTCGGCAGGCGTTTTCTTTTACGCTAAAAACACACAAAGATTCTTATATCTACTTAGAACGGACAATAAAAATCCGGGCAATTGGGGAATACCCGGTGGGAAAATAGAAAACGGTGAGACATTACTTGTGGGTATTGATAGAGAATGTTGTGAAGAAATTGGATACTTCCCAAAAAATCCAAAACTAGTGCCAATACAAAAGTTTGTGAATAATACATTTACATATCACACATTCTTTTGTGCTATAGATGAAGAATTTATTCCAGTATTAAATTATGAACATTGTGGTTATGCATGGGTAGGTGATAATCAGTATCCTAAACCATTACATCCTGGATTGTTTAACACTGTTAACTTTGATGTTGTTCAGAAGAAACTAACTGCACTTACAAAAAAAGAGACCTAAGTCTCTTTTTTTATTTTAGCAATTTTGCTATCGTATCAAATCCTAATGATCCTATAACAACACCTGCTCCCATCATCATCCATCGCCACTTTTCTAATGCAGAGATTTTTTCTGACATTGCTTGATGTGCATTTGAACTAGCGTCCTTCATACCCTTTAACATCACTCTAGTATCATCGTTGTTTTTAACCATTTCAACGTGTATATCTCTGATATCCGTTTTTATTTCACGGATATCATCGGTAATGTTTTGAACTTCTACCTGAAGAACTGCTATATCGGTTTCAGTTTTTGGCATTTTAATTGTCCTACTAGTTGCCATAATCATTAAGCGTTACTAATAGTAACGATTGGGTTAGGCTGACCGTTAGATGCATTAGCGACAAACGCAGTATTGAATGTAGCAATAACGTCAGGATTAACTGAGAAAGCAACAGCAGTACCTGTACCAGATCCTGCACCAGTAGCAGTGAAAGTAATACCTGTCATATTAGCCATAGCACCAACTGATGTCCAGTTTGTTGTGCCTGCACTGTAAATTGTGTAAACAGTACCTCCAACTAACGATCCTGCCGCAACTTGCGTTGGGAAGATTTCACTGTTATAATCATTAATACTTGAAACAAATGCTGTAGCAGAGGCTACATCAGTAGACAAGATGTTCATTGTATTTGGTGTTAATGCTGTATTAGCTACATTTGCAGTAAAACATTGTGCTGTTAAACCTGTTGTGCCACCTGTTACCAAATACTTTGTTTTACCTTTTTGACGAACAATGAAACCAGCTTCATCATTAGCATATATATATGCTGTGTTAGATGCTACAACATTTGCATTAGCTGTTAATACAACACGATTCATAAGAGCATTAGCTACTACAGATGCATTGGCTGTAACAGCTTGTATAGCTCCACCTTGACTAGTAGAAACCGTGAAAGCGGCTGCGTTAGCAATAGTCTTAACAAAATATGTTGTACCTGTAGTTAAACCACCAAAATTAGCACTAAACTGAATTGGCATATCTGCTATAAGAGTTTGTGCATTACCTGAAGTTCCAATAATGCTACCTAATACTGTAGTATTTGCTACCGCAACACTAACATTACCTTTTGTTGCACTTGCAAAACCTAGATCAACATAATCAGTACTACCGTTAATGTTAGCAACAGCAACTTGAAGTGCCGCACCAGTAGTCAAATTAGCTAAATCAGTACCTACACCTACTACTACATTACTAGTGTTAACTGCTACCGGCGTGTATAATGTACCTGTACCATTGATACCAATAGCAACTTGTGCTAGTACTTGACTACCAACAATTGCTGTGTTGCCGCCTACTACACCGTATGTGTTAGCATTAGTTGCTGGAAAGCCTGTACCACCTAATGGATTGTTGAAATAAGCATCAACGACACCAACCGACATACTAACTGTTTGACTACTTGTGTCAGTTAATGTTGCCATAACCTGAGGTTGAACACTTAGTTGTGTAGCAGATACATCAAATGTAGTATTTGATAGTATTGAATTTATAAAATATGTAACACCTGCTGTTAGACCACCAACTGTAGAAGCTACTTGGAATGACATTCCTTTAGCTACACCAACTGTTGGAGTAGTTGTTAGATTTCCACCTGAGATTGTAACGATACTACCTGTTGCGGCTGTATCAGTGATTGTTAAGACTGCTTGAGCCTTTGCGATTTTTAGAGGACGTCCCATTTGATTTTCCTTTATAAAATTAGCGGGTTCTAGCCGCTACGCAGTGGGTTACTGCATAAACTCTCAGAATAAGAGT